TAAATTCGCTTGCTTACATATCCGTCTTTTGGTAACCATTCATCCATGGCCACACTCTTACAATCTCCAGGATACTCATTAAATTTGAAATCAGGATGCCCCTTAATTAAATTAGGGCATTGGCTATACGTTACCTCAGGGTGCAATATTATCGCCTCACCATACGCCTCTTTTACGCGTTTCAGTAAATCGTTTTCCATTTGGTAGCCTTTGTAACATTTCAGCTTACCGTTTTCATCCGATGTATAACCCTCCCGATATTGCCTTACGAGTTCTTCAACCGGTTGAGATATTTGACTGAGGGAAACATAATTCCTACGTTCTTCGAACCTGCAATTAATTAGCGTTTGTTCGATAATTTTCGCACTAAATTCACCGTTTTTCATAGCATTAGTATTTGGTTAGTATTTCTTTTACTTATCTCACTCCAATATCTGTAATAACAGGAAACATAAATATCTTTAAGCTTGCTATCTGATAGAGGTTTTTTGTTCAATCTTTTGGCCTTCCGAATACAATTGATAATAGTCCTGTACCCGCATTGATATAAATTTGAAGGCCATTCATACACTTCTATTATTCCGGCCCATTCTGGCACCTGATCATGATCTATCAGTCCGCGTGGGAACGCATAGTAAAATTCGGTCGGGCCAAACCCTTCGACCAGTAGCTCATGTTTTGTTTTAGTACTGTATTGTACTTGTCTATCTTCAAAACCCTCGTATTTTAGCTTACTTTTCTTAAAATCAGCTTTAAAATCGGACCTACTCAGCTTAATTTCGTATTCAATTGCATAACCCGACTTTGTTACACGCACCAAATCACTTTCAAATGGACTCCACAGGAAAATGTTTGGCACCACAACCAGCGAACTAGTCTCGTACTCTCTTTTGATAGCTAATTGAATGGAAGCTGCGTTTATCATCTGATTTGTTTATCTAATTCCTTTATCTGTTTTTTGAATTTGCTGTCACTATCACAAAGGTTATTCACTGTTTTTACCGAATGCTTAACAGTTGCATGATCTTTGCCACCTACAAATAACCCTATTCTATAAAGGCTTTCTTTGGTGTACTCCTTACAGAAATAATGAATTATTTGCCGACATTGAACTACTTCTCTTTTACGTGTAACCTTTTGAATATGTTTGATCTCAATATTAAAGTACTTGCAAACAATTTCGGTTATTTCATCAACAGTAATAGGGTGAGGCCTGAATAAGTTATTTTCAACCTCTGTTTCACACAAGTATTCAAGCTCATGCGAAAGAACAGCATTTTGCCACAATATTAACGCTACCTCCCTGGGAGTTGTGAATGTTTTTTTAAAGTCAATTACTATGTTCATGATCACTTATTTTATTCCATTCACTTTCCATGATGATGTACCCACAATAACAGGTATGTATATACGTATTCCATGGCACAGTATGCAATACCTCGGCAACTTCATGGCGTCCACATTCGGGACATCTTATGATTTCGTAGTGTTTATTCATAGCGTTTCTATTAAATAACCAGCTCCACGGCATTTCATACAATCTTCTGTAAATTGACATATCTTATATGGCCTTTACCGTGGCAATTGTCACATCTATTAATTTCAACAGCCTTCAAATACTTTTCAATTTGTTCTTTTGCTGCATCATACCCCATTTTGTAAAATACGGCTGCATCTGCGGTGTTAACCTTTACTGTTGGTTCGTATGGGAAATCGGCGGCTGATATTTTATTGGCTTCAATGGTGTAATCACAATCCCGTACAATTTCCTGTACTTTCAGCTCGTCAAGTTCCGGTATAATATCTTCGTATGGAAACTTATTTTGATAGTATTCATATTTTTTCATGGTTTACTCCTCAAATATTTTAGAAACTATATACAAAATTCGCAAAAGTGCGACAAAGCAGACGATTAATAATCCTAGTATTATTCCTGCGATAATCAATAAAGTTGATAGCATAGCGTTTATTTTAAGTTAAAGTATTCATCAACTATTTTACGGGCACCTTCGAAACCAATTCCAAACCGTGCCATATACCCGCGTTGTTCGAGCTGGCATAGCATAGCAAATTGTTCTTTTATATGTTCATTGCTCACTATTTCGCCATTACGTTTCACAATTGTTACGCCGGGAGCTTTCATTTCGATATAAAGGCCGTGGTATTTACCACGTGGTTCACATATAAATATATCAGGCCATGCGCGACCTTTACGCTGTTTTTTAATCTTATTAGCCTGACCAATTGTAAGCCTTATCCCTGATAAATCGGAATTGTAAAGCACTTTCGGATATTGGTAATCCAGGTATTTACAAAGTTTGTCCTGTTCGTGTGATTCGATGTTCATAAGCTATTTCCTTTTAGACTCCCCCTTAAATGGAACAACATACGTCATTTGCTTTAACCGGTCGTAAATATGCCAGCCGTATTCCTGTCCAATTTGGTCGAGTGTTAAGTTGGTTGAAATCAAAATACTTTTCTTCTTATCATACCGGCTCATTATGATTTCCTCAAATGGCTTTATCTCTGTACCGTAATTTTTCACCACTTTGGCCTCATACCCTATGTCATCAATTGCAAGTATTGATGTGTTTCTCATTCTATTAATCAAATATTCATTTTCAGATGCAAAATGATTAGCCATATCATGAGAAAGAACGTACATCGGTTCGGAAATACCCTTATCCAATGAGGTTATTGAATAATACTTTTCGATGAACTGAACAATACCTTTCAAAATAATTGTTTTTCCGGTACCAAACGAGCCGGTAAGAAGTAATCCTTTGTTCAGCTTAATATCAATATCGATTCCAATCAACCAACCAAAAATTACTTTAAGAATTTCATAATCATCTTTCGATAAAATAATCTTTCCTTCAGCCTGATAAAATGCATCTTTCATCATTAGCACCAATTCACGGGCTAATTCTTTTAACTTTTCTGGTTCAAACACCCGGCGGCGCCATTCGTATTGCTTAAACTCGCTATAAATATGTTGGTTCTCCGAGGCCTTCTGGTTTTTGATTTTTTGATACGTTTGGTTTATTCGTTGCATTTTTCTGTATTTTAAGGAATTTATCAATATAAAGTACTCCGTTTTTATCCTTATCACGTAATTTTACGGGACTTTGAAAATTTGGTTCCCAAAAAGGATCGGCGCGGGCGTTTAGAATCGCCTGATTTATTTGAATGATTGTGTACCCATCTATCCGAATAAGCTTATCAAAACATTCCAATGATTTTGGGCCAACATATTTTTCATCAAAGTATTTTTTACAATCATCATTCAAAGAAATTATTTCAGGGGGATATTCTTTTATTATTTTCCTTTCCTTTCCTTTCTTTTCTTTTATAGCATTGCGATCGCATTTTTTTTCCATGCGATCGCATTGCGGTTGCATTACGTTCGCATCTTTAACCCATCTGTTAAGTGCTGATTCTCTTGCCTTTTTTGATTTAGCATTTCTTTCTTCTAATCTTTTTTGAACAGACATTGAACCAAAAAAATTGCCGTTTTTAACGAATAAATCGAAGTCATTTATGATACTTTTTACTACTTTTTCATCCACTCGCAATTCAAACGCAATGCATTCGTAATCCGTTCGCAATGCGTTCGCATTATTATATAGGTCCTCAATTATTGCCCAAAATACACCATATCCAAGCATTCCGTGCTTTCTGATAAGAGGTTTTATCTTATCATCAGAACGTGGATTATAATCGTGTGGAAAATAAAATGTTTCTTTCATTAAGTTATTTTTATGCCACTAATTTCAAATTAGCGACCTATTCCACTTCATTTTATAATACTTGCGTAAATCTTCAATTAATTGTTCCTGAGTTTTTATATACCCCATATCAATTGCAAAAGCCATTTGACGTTCAATATTCTCAAGTTCTTTCAATTGTTGCTGACTTGCTGAATTTCTTATTCCAGCTTCATGTCTCTGAAAAACGCAATAGTTTAGAGCCTTTGCAATACCAATGTAATCAGGGTTTTTAAATTTAGCTAACGCACGGCTCAAATCTTTATAAAAGTTCCCAGCCTCAATACGATTAATGATAAGCTTATCAGTTATCCAAATTACAGTTTTACCGTAAAATTCAGGGCTTAATTCAAGCGCTATTAATACCCAAATGTAAGGGTTAACCCATGTTGTTTTTGTATGTCTTGCCCCTGTGGTTCTATATTGACCTATTGCTTTTAATGTTGTTGCAATACCCTTATTTTTAACCATTTCTATAAACGTAGACATATCTACTGTTATAACATTTTGGTTTTTAAGAATATAAAAAATACGTTCTACGTTTTCAATCCTGGAAATCAATTCAGGAATATGCTTAGATGTCCATCCTTTCGATATTCTTATCTTATCAAATATATCTTGTAAATCAGATAAGTTTAAAAAACCAGTTTTTGTTTCTTGCCTAATTATATTCCCAAATAATTCCCTGTCAGCTTGAGATTTCATTATAACATTTGTTTTCATAATTGTATAATTAAGTAATATTAGTTATGCAAATGTAAAAAAATATTTTATTTGCAGTTACAAATATTCAATTATATACTCTCTGCCTTGGTTATCCTTAACTTTAACCGCGTACTTATCGCCGCAAATTAACGCACCTTTCTTTTTATCCCGGTCCATTCGTTTACTTTCAATGGCACTGTTTATCGAATCTGCATGTTTAAATATAGCTTTCATAGTAGTATGTTTTATTGTTTGTTTTTTGCTCTTTCCTGGTTCTTAATGATGTTTTCTTTTAGGCCATCAATTACGTCAATATTGTAATGTTTGGCCATATTAAGGAGGACCGAAAGGCAATCGATAAGTTCAGAGCCAAAATGTTTTTTTGTTTCATTATTTTTAGGGTCTATCGCAAGAAACGCCCACGCCAATTCTTCGCTTTCTTCTTCCAACTTCTCCATGAAGTCGTAAAAATCGGTCTCATCATTGATAAGACCGCGATCGCGAACTGCTTTGTAATTTAAATCGATCAGCATTTCTAATACCGTCATTGGGTCGCCATTGTCTTTTAAAAAATTAGATGGCATTTTGAACTCAGTATTATGCCAAGTTTCCTCCAATCTTTTTGTAAAATTTTCCCGAGCTTTTGCAACATCTGATTTAATATTTTTATTTTCTTCCATGGCTGTACATTTTAAGCATTTAAAATTATGTTCTATTTCTATGTTCTCAACCATACCCCAAACCTGCTGAACTAAGTAAAATTGTTTACCACATTCGCAGGTACAAGGGTATGAGAATTGAGCGTATTTCACGCTTCAACCTTATTTATTTCATCATCAAATACGCTGAATAAACTTGGCGAAAGCGCGTTAATTTCAGCCGCTCTCAGGTATTGCAATCCATCTTTATAACTTTCGGGATTTAACTCAGTAGCTTCGCCCTTACGGCCTAATTTGATAGCCCTATATGGTACCGTCATAAGTCCGCCAAACGGATCGAAAACCAAATCACCAACATTTGAAAACCTGTTAATAAGCCTATCAACTATATCAAATTGAAGCGGGCAAATGTGCATTTGAAGTTTCTTATTTGACTGACTACCGTTGAGGGTAAGCATCCGGTTTACGTCATCCCATACAAAGAAAGTGCGGGCCGGTATATTGAGCGTTTGAAAGGTTGCGGGTAATTTGCCAATGCTGTCCAATTCTTTTGCCGTGTTTACGTGGTTTTCGTAGTCATACACGCGATCTTTCATAAAATCGTTGTAATATTTATTGACTTTATCAATTGGAAGCTGTCTTATCTCATCAGGTGTTAAAAATCGATCTCCTGAACTATTCCATTTCGCCCTGGCATCGATTTGCCATTGACCACGGGTATACTGTTCTTTTGTTTTTTCAACTGGAATATCAGCGTAGGCTTTTGAAGTATCTGAGGGTAATTTTCTGAACAGCAAAACATATTCCGGGCAACCTACACCCATTTTAGAACCATCCTTACATTGTTCAGTCCATCCGAGGCGGTAAGTTTGGTTATTTTCACGTACCACGTCCGTTTCAATGGTTATACGCCCGAAATACCGGAAACCATGTTTCAGAAAATGCATAACCGTAAAATCAGAGAACGGATCCAAAGTGGGCATTCCATCTCCCGTGGCATTTCCAAACAAAATACGGTCCTTTACGTGTATTGCAGCAACGCGCCCAGGCTTTAATATCCTGAATAATTCAGGCGTTAGGAAATCCATCTGTTCAAAAAAATGATCATTATCTGAGGTGTGCCCAAAATCGTTGTAAGTAGGTGTGTATTCGTAATGATTAGAGAAGGGAATTGAAGTAACAATAAGGTCTTTACTGTTCTCATCCATGGCCATTGTTTCGGGTACTGCGTCCCCATTTATAGCATTGAATAGCTTACCTGATTCTTTGTAGCTGTCTGAAATAATTGAGCGCTTTAGTTTTTCCATTGTATGTGTATTTGATAATCCGTTTTCTTTAATTATTTTGGTCATTTCGTCAACTAAATAGTTGTGTTGTTGCCATTTCTTCTCAAGAGCTTTTAATATTTCGCCCTCACTTTCTGCGTAAATAATGTGAATTTCAACCGGTTTTGTTTGCTGAAATCTGTACACGCGGTGTATTGCCTGAATAAATGAGTTAAACTCATAACCGATGCCCAAAAATATGGCTTTATAGCAATGATATTGCAGGTTACAACCCTGGCCACTTATTTCTGGTTTCGTGGCTATGTACTGAATTTTCCCGTCCGCAAAATCTATTATAGTTTGCTCACGAATATCCATATCCTGTGTGCCATATACTTCTTTACAAGCTGGTAATGCTCGTTTTATTGCATGCCTTTCGTTTTCGAGATCGTGCCAAATGATGTAATTGCTTTCGGGATCCGAATTAATTATTTCCATCATTTTTACAATTCGATGCTCGAGGCTTTCCCTTTTTTCCCTCGCGGCATCTTTAAGGCCAAGAGCAGCCTCCCTAAACATTTTTATTTGTCCATCCTGATCGGATCCGGCTGTCTTATGATCAACTTTTACCTTATGATAAACCACTTTCATTTCCGGTAGGTCGTACCCTTCATTGGTATATCCTAAATCAGATGGTTTGGTAATAAATAACGCCCATGTGCTCATCCATAACCAGAATTCCTTTTCCTTGTGAGGGTAAATAGTTAGGTTATTTGCCTGAGTAGAATCTCTTTTAAAAAACCTAGTTAAAGCCTGTCCAGTGTCCATTATTTCCAGATACCCGGCATAATGAATAAGTTCCTTGTACTTGTTTGGTGAAGGGGTTGCGGTGCAAACGAACTTATATTTAACACCTTTAAACTTATCTAAAAACGTTTGGTATGTCTTAGAGCCATACGAGCGCAATACAGAGGCTTCATCCAAAGATGTAACGGTAAAGTATTTAGGGTTTATATTACCATCCCGTACACGTTCATAGTTTGTTATAAGTATGCTGCCTTCAGGTGCGCTTTCGCATTCTACCTGAGTTTTTACATACTGTAAATCAATGCCAAGTTTGCGCTTTGCATCTTTAAAAAACTCTTGACGAACTCCCAATGGACATACTATTAAAGCCTTACCACCTTCTACTTTTAAGATTTCAGAGCAAATAATAAGCTGTTGAATGGTTTTCCCGAGGCCAAAGCTTTCAAAAAGTGCGCGGCGACCTCCACGAATAGCCCACTCAATAGCGTCTTTTTGATGAGGTTTTAACGTCGTAAGGTCGTGAAATAGCGTTTGCTCAATTTTAATATCAATACCCGTTTCAGGCGCAATACATACCTTGGAAAGTAGAAACTCGTTATAATTTTTTAATTTGTCGTTCATATATAATTTTTAGCTGTTTATGTATATAATTTTCTACAAAAATTGTAAGTCGTTTACGTCGCCTTTAAATGGCACGTAATAACCCTGACCGCCTTTGTATGGAATTGGGGTTTTAAGAATGCGTGGGTTTTGGGTTAACCAGGCATAGCGACCATGCTGATAATCTCCGTAACTTAATTCAGGTTCTCGTATTCTTTTTTGTCTAAAAACAGCATTTGCAAATGTTTTTTCACTTTCTGTTAAATCTCCTTTTTGATAATAGAAAAACGATAATGGATCGCTGTGAATTCGTTTACATTCCGTTACCTCAATTGATCCGATAATTGAACCAATGGGAAAACTAAAAGAGTAGCCTTTATACCCTGTGTTTTCATCTTCATGCTTATGTAAATATCCAAGGTTCATTAATACTGATTTAAACGGCTCTTGAATACATATTTCAGCCTGTTCCTTTGTCCACTTACTCGCAGCATGTATAAGATAAATTCCTTTTTCTACTGTCCACGTTGTAGGCTTCGGACGTGTTTCGATTTTCTTTGCTCCATGAACCAAAAAAGATGCCCATGGCTGCCATAAGGTTAGTACTTTGTATTCCATAATTATTTTTTAGTTAATAAGTTTGCAAATTCATTCACAAAGTCAATTTTCACCTCGTCTGTATTACCTGTAATTGCATCAGCAATATCTCTTTTTGTTTGAATAATGTTGTAAATATGCTGGTCAATGGTATCACGTCCGAGAAAATATATAATAGTTACCGGTTTTGTTTGGCCTATTCGGTTAAACCTATCCTCTGCCTGATCACATGCCGAGGCCGTCCATGGCTGCTCAATAAAACAAGCGGTTGAGGCTGCGTGTTGTAATCCATCTACCCCGGTACCGGCTGCCATAATACTTAAAATAGCGGTCGTACATTTGGGATCTTCTTTGAACTTACGAATCATATTTTGACGTTCTTTCAAATCAATATCCCCGGTAATAACCGCGCTGTTCTTGTAACGTTTAAGTAGTTCGTAACCAATTTCCTTCAGGTGTACGAATATTCCCAGCTTTTCACCATCTTCAATAACATCATCAATGTATTCAACTACATCAGCCATTTTACCACGGGCCGAGATGTTTTTAAGAATACCGATTTTTACCATTACCTCACCACGTAGCGCGCTTTGAATTTTTTCATCCGTGGCATCTTTATACTGCGTTAGGTAATTTATGAGGTCATTTTGAGCGGCTTCATACTCTTTACGGTTAGTAATATCACAAAGTACAACCTGCCTGCTCTTTGGTGGTAATTCCTTGGCAACTTCCTGTTTACTACGACGGTAAAAGCAGTATTTATTTAGGACGTAGTTGAGTTTCTTGAGATTGGAGGCTTCGCGTTCGCCACTGCAAAACTCCTGAGTAAACTTTCTATATTCACCAAAATAATTCATTACTCCCATTGTGGTAAGTTGTTGAATTAAATCCTTTGGTTTATTAACTACTGGGGTACCTGTTAACAGTAATATCCATTTTTTTGCACGGGCAATACCTTGTGTAAGCTTACTCTGAATAGTACCGCTGTCCTTGATTCTATGACTTTCGTCTACTACAATAGAATTAAACAACAGTATTTGTTTTTTAAACTTAATATAATCTAGCCTTAAAGGCAATTTTTTACCAGTTACTTTATCGTAATGTACTTCGATTTCTTCTACAAAATACTTTTTCAGGCTTTCGTAATTAACGATAAACACCTTACACATATTAGCCTCATAGTATAACCACCAATTACGCTTAACTGAATCGTTCAATATCATAGTTATATTTCTACCTGTCCACTTTTGCCACTGGTCCTGCCAGTTATATTTTACTGATGATGGGCAAATAACAAGACATGGATAAACAGGATTTTCGCCGGTACGTTGGTAAAGAATGTCACCACCGACAATAGAGGCTATGGCTTGTAATGTTTTACCACAATTATGAACCACAATGCCATTGGCAACAAAGTTTCTATACGGATCATCCATGACAATATCATAAACCTTTTTAAGTCCACAGTAAACAATTTCAGTTATTTCATCCTCCTTTGGAGTTATGTATAATCCAAAATTTCTATGTCTTTTATGTTCTATGTTATGTTCGCTTACGGTAATCAGTTCCAGATTTTCAATTCTGTTATCCGATTTATTTCTATTTTTATGATGAACATCCATATTTTTAGGAACAACATAACCCAAATGTTTTTCCATCACGATCAAATGTTCGTATACAAGCCCACCAGACCATGATCTTGGATGATTTTGATAACCTGATAACCTTACATATCCATCTTTATCTATAAAGCTACCGGTTTTATATCTTCCATTGACACGTTTAGACGAATACATACACTTTTTGCAAATACCTAAAAACTTTGAGTACTTATAAGTAATTACACCCTCTGATGAGCCACATTCTTTGCATTTTAAAACACCATTAATTATGATATAATCCCCGATCTTTAGTTTATCTGCTCGGATATATCCATTATGAGGTGTTAGTACTTCATGATCAAACGTAAGAGTTAGGCTTTTACCTGATTTTGTAGTTATTGTGAGACAACTATGATAACCTTTATCAATAATATTATTCATTTTGTGTAAGCCAAATTCGCCATCTTTTAGGCACCTTACTTTAAATGATTCCTTTATTGATGATTTTGTATACTTTTCATATAACTTTTCGAGAGTTAATTTCTTAGATGCCCCTTTGATATTAAAGTTTATAATTGCATCGCCTGAAATGCAGCCCATGTCGTCGCCTATAATTACCCGCTTATGCAATAAATTATAAGCAACTCCCTCTTTTTGATACTCCCTCATGGTTCCATTTAAAGGAATATCAAAATCTAGTTTTGGCATTGGAGGTATTGTATAGTCCTCATTAACCACCTTATTTGTAACCGATGAAAACGTGAACCCATAACGATGTGCGAATACTTCCATTTTGCGGCGTTCGCTTATAAGTACTCTCCAGGTTTTACTATCAGGATTAAAACGATAATGCTTTTCTTGACCTTCTACAAATGTTTTTTTAATAGCCTCAACAATAGAAGGCCTGTAAGGAAAAATGAGTTCAAAATAATGAGGCGTAGTACGAATTTCCATAGTTTAAGTAAGTTTTAAAAGTGTCCCGCGCCGGTATGGTGGCCGGAAATTCGCGGAACTTGATTATCAAAAATATTTGTGGATGAAGCCGGATTCGAACCAGCGACCTCTTATGCGCTCTAGCCAACTGAGCTATTCACCCGTGTAACTCGCATCCTTCACAGGTAACAAGTTTTATATATGATTTTAGGATTGGAAACTATTTAAGAGTAGGTAATGGGATTCGAACCCATGGGAGCAACGGATTATAAAATCCGCGCTCTCTTTCAACATTAGTCCACTCTGTCATACCTACTTAAAATTAACCGGCGGCTTTCACAAGTGACCGGCTAAACAGCCTCAATTAAAATGATTCTGCGGTTGCAGCACTTTGGGTCATCATAATGACCTTATCTTTTTTACCATTTTTTCTGGTACCTGTAATCTTAACCGTATCAGCGCCTAAATCATTTAGGATATTTTCGCCAATTTGAGAAAGTACACCAGCGGCAACATCGCTTGCTTCTTTGTCAATAGCGAACTCATCTTTTTCCTCTGGAAATGGCAATTCCTGTTGTTTGATAGCATATTTACCGTTAAATAGGTATTCAGATGCTTCAAAACGAATGGCTTCAATGATTTCACCGAGAAGCTCAGCGTGCTTGTAATCCTGTGAAAGCTCTACCATAGGACTATCCAATTTAAGCAGATTATCACCAATACGACGGGTACCTGAAATTACTACACCTTCGGACTCAGTTGAACCGCTAATACTTACGGCGCTTACTTCGTAGTTTTCCAAGCAATCATTGTCTACGTCGTTCATATTTTCCAGTAAATCGCGTTCCCGTTGGTCGCAAATGTCAGCCAAAAACGGTTTAAGGCGTTCGATCTGCGTTTCCATATCAGCATGGTAAAGCTGATCACATTTCATTACTACGTCCCGGAATGTACCGTCATCTACGGATTCGGTTAGTTGTACCTGTAGCGTTCTGCCCTTGGCAATTGCTACTTTTTTAATTGTTTTCTTTAAAATAGTTGGCATACTTTACTTTTTATGGTTTGGTTTACGTCGCCAAAATCTCAGGTTTAACCCTTTGTTTGTTATTTGGCGTATAGCTTTTAGTTCATCGAGCGATTTCTCGAATTCGATTGTTAGGGGTTCGCCGTACCTGTTGAGTGTCTCAATGTGCACCTTCGTTACGGTCAGGCCCTTTGGCAGTTCTTCAATTCTTTTAATCAGTTTGTCCACGTTCATTTGGTATTTGTAAGGCGGTTATTTTTTACAAGGTTCAGGGTAAGGCATCCAGGCAATTACGCGTTCATGGAAATCTTTAGTAAGTCCCTGAAATCTTTTTTGTTCTACGTTGTAAATCGATTCGCATACACGCGGGAAACTCCCACTGGTTCGAATAGTAACGATAACAGGAATATAATGCATTTTACCTGTTGGGCGTTTTTGCGGAAGTATCCAACTGTCGTTTACATTCCGATACATTACGACCTGCTTTTGTTTGGAAAGCTTACCTAGCTTGTTCATTGCAAGTATTAGCAGCGCAAGCAGGGTGCCAATAATACAGATTAAAATTGTGTTCATAAATATGGATTTTTGGTTAATATCTCGGTGTTAAATTCATTTCAGCCTTTGCCTTACTTATCAGTGTTACCATAAAACTAAGCTGATGCGTTGCCGTTCGGTTCAGGCGTTCTATCCAATTTACAAGGTAATTCTCTTTTGCACACATGCTTTTGATAAGGTCTTTTCGCACGCTGGGAGGCATATTTTTGTAAAGTTGAGAACAAAGAAGCGTGTTTTCGTTCATAGCACAATCTTGATAATATTTAGCATCTGCCAGCATTTTACCTGAGCGTGAAATATAAACGGAAAGCTCGTTACCACGGGCGGCACACTCGTTAATATCTTCACTACATGTGACGTTTAGAAAAGCATCTATTTGTGAAGCCTCTATTTCAAGGTCTTCGAGGGTTATTGTTGGTAGGTTCATCAAAAGTTTTCGTATAAATAAAACCATTGAAAGGCCAGTTCTTTGAGTTCCTGCATACCATCGTTAAATATCTTATCGCCGTAGACGATTGGAACTTTAAAAACTTGAAAATTCTTCTTTGAAACGCCAATAATAATATCCTTTTTGGCACCACTTAGAAGCATATAAAGAGCGCGCGAGCGTGGGTAACTAAAGTGATAACAGGCTTCGACAAACTGTTTCTGCGATGTACAGGCTGTACTTTTTAAATCTCCGCCCCACTCCATAGCATTCATAAAGAAATCGTATTTACAGCGCATTCTTAAGGAGAACGTAAAAGAATTGTACTCAAATGTCAGTTGCTCCCTAAAAATACGCTGGTAAGAACAAAGCGGCTTAATTTGCCCCCAAAACTTATCTTTTGACAAACCTTTTTTCATTTGCTCGGCAATTTTCCAAGTTTCAGGATCAAAAGGTTCAGGATACCCCTCAATAGTTCGCTTAAAGTAGTTAACCTTGTGAGGCTCTGTAACCGAATAATCAAAGAGGTTACCCATCCGAAACGCGATTTCAGGATCTCCAAATTGCTTTGTTGGGTTAAAATACTGGTCCAACTCAGTAAGGTCGCTGTTAGAAACTTCAGGCGAGGCAAAGTAAGTGTCAATCATTTACTTTTTATTTACCGCCTTATAAACATCTTTGTATTCAAGCGCTACACTCTGTATCTTTTCAGATGTCTTTAGATAGTGCTTTTCGCAGAAAGCCCGCATTTGTTCAAGCTTCATCTTTGCCAAATCGTCAGGGAGTTTCTTTAACCCCTCTTTTTCAAAGTAGAATGCTACGATTTGTAACCAGCCATTAGCGTTTTTAACAACGATTTCACAACCTTCTTTTACATTATCCTGAGTAACGGCACCGGTCTGCATTTCGAAAAGCATATTGGTTTGCGCTACCTGTTGAACGGTTTCGGCCTGTTGTGAGGCTTCAGCTTTCTTTAACTCAGTTTCGTTTGCAACTTTAGCGGCTTCCTCAGCTTTACGTTTTTCTGATTCAGCTTCAAGTCGTTTACGTTCGGTCTCAGCTTCATTAGCTATCCGTTGTTTTTCGGCTGCCTCAGCTTCTAACTTTTGTTTTTCGGCGGCGCTTGCGGCATCTGCTTTGCGTTTAGCCTCAGCGGCTTCTTCGTCCGCTTTGCGTTTAGCTTCCGCAGCTGCTGCGATTTCCACTAATTCAGCTTTCTTACTTGGTAGCTTCTCAATGTGAATATCGCGAATGGCAATCATAGTTTCCTTAAGTTCCTCGCAAAACTCATCGAATTTACCAGCTTTTACGTTTGTAAGAATGTTTTGCACTTCGGTTGCGTCAATATACATAACGCTTACTTTTGGCTTAAATGCCTCAAAGTGTCCGAAAGGGTAAACCGGTTTATAGTTGATTAGTTTCTCACTTTCGAAGTCAAAGGCTTCTAGTTGTAAGCTTTCAAAATGAAATATCATTGCATTTTGTTCGGCTTCTACAAAGTCGAGAAAATACTTCTTTAACTGCAATTCGATTTCACTTTTTACGCGGATTCTTTCGGCTTCAATATTCCTATTGCGTAGCTGTTCGTTGGCTATCCGTTGGTTTTCGGCGGCCTGATCGGCTGCCCACTTATTACGAACAGCCTGAATTTTACCCGGGAAAGTATCGCCTTTAGGGTCAATTCGAGCCTCTAAGCTGGTAAACATTTTCTTAAAGTCATCGAATAGGCCTGTAATAGGTGTTCGACGGTCTTTAATTACTTTCACAGTTTCATTAATACGCGTAAGATAACTGTTTAGCTTTGCGTCAAGTGCTTTACGAGCTTCAAAGTTGGGCTTTCCGGCCTCAGTTGCAAGCAGCGTATTTACCTCTGTAAGTAAATTGTTACCAACAGTTTCGGCCTTGCTCACACTTTCCTGGTTGGCTGCCAAAGCGGCGGGGGCTGTACTTATAAGCCCTTTAAATACTTCTACATTTACTCCGGTTTCCATTAGAACGCCCCTCCATCCTCTTCGAAAGTAACTGTACCTTGTTGTGGAGCCGGCGCGCTGTCAAATGAACCGTTTCCGGGTTCGTTGGTAACATCCTGAGCTGTGGTTTCGATAGTCTGTTCCTGAATTCCATAATCAATTACAGCCTCAGGCTCTTCATGAGATTCAAGCACCGTAAATTGTCCCATTTTAACAGCTGGGTAAGAATCGAAGGCATGGCGAACTATTTTAGCCTCAAAGAAACCGGGGTCGATTTGTCCGTTGTAAGAAGTGTACAGTTTGTTTGATTTGTCATCTGTATCAGTTCCACGGTTGTTTTTGTTCGAATATTCCCGTAATCTTTCGGTTTCTGAAACATCCATCCAAGTACATTCAAACGTACCATCATGGCGCTCTATTCGCATGTAACCACCCAATATACGGGCATTTGGTTTACGAGGGATAAGGCGTTCATGTTCTTTAACAATATGCTTACCCTGTGGGTTTAGCCCTACTCTGATAGTGTCACCTTCGTAAACAATTTGAGGATTATCAGCATTTTTAATCTGGCCGGTGCGTTTACGGTAAAGAATTTCTCCAAGTGGGCTAACCTTAATGTACGCACGTTTTTCCCATGTATCCTGACCATTTTGGCCTTTAACCCTAAAGTTTCGGGTCATAAGATAACATAAAGGGCGTGAGGTAGTATCAAGGCTTAACCCGTTTACGGAAATATCAAGAAATGCACCATATAGGCTAAGCTTCGTACATTCCTGTAAAATGGAATTTTCCTGCAACATTTTTTCATAGTTAAACCGCTCCTTTTGATAAATAGCTTCGCCGTTGGTGCCGTGAATTGTTTTATACAATTCGACAAATTTTTTACTTACCCTGCTATCCGAGGCTATCTCAATAGCTTTTAACGATTCCAAGTGTTTGGAAACTGCAATGTTTGCTTTTTCTTCAGACATAAATTCAATTTTTATAGTTAATAAATACAGTAAGTTTTTTACGAAATGACCCGCGCTTGTAATCTTTTATAACTATCGTGTCCATTGGATGGCAGCAAACGCTATCTAAGTCAAATTCTCGGCCTTGAGTAATTGTGAGATTAGCAAAACGATGAACTACTTTACCGTTAGTAGCTGGGAATACCTCATAACATATATAAGGTTTTTGAGTAGTATACTTACCAGCCGAACAACTTACGGCGAGTAGTATCATTAATAAAAGTAAGTATTTCATGGCTATTTGCTATTTTCTTTGACAATTTCAGGCCTTAGTAGCTTATCTTCACCGTATTTATCAACGATTTCCTGTTTGATAAAATACCTTACCTGTACTTTTCTTTTGCCCGGTGCCTTTGGCTTTGGGCCACGCTTTTTAATCTCTTCCATTTACTTGAATTGGGAATTCGACTTTGAAACACTGAACATGGTGACCGTCCTTTTTTTGACAGTCTTTTTGTTCTACAATTTGGTTATAAAACTTACACCTACCTTGAGGTGTTTTAGCTGTTGTGCTGGTTAATTTTACAAAATTTGTACAAAGCATATACTTGTTTTTAGTTATTTACTAAATATTAATTAGTTTTTATAAATATCCGAGTTTACGCGCTGTAATCTCACCAATATCAATCAAATTACCTGCGTCCTCTGATTCGTCTTCACCATCAAAATAAAATTTACCTATTTCTTCGCCTAATTCATCCCATTTTTTGGCTTTGTCAGCTATTTCGCGATCAATCAACTCCCTTTTAATATAGTTTTGATCAATATAATTGGCGATAGCTTCCATTTGCGCTGAATGCTCCCAAATAGGATCAATTATTTTTTGAATGTCTTTACTGATTATATCAATTGTTTTCATAATATACCGATTTGAATTAAATAGATCATGCTGGCAAAGAAGACCGTAAAGGCGACAATAAATATCACGGTGCCTAATCCTATAAGCTTGATACGATCTTTCGATTTTGAGCTTAATTTGAACATAAGTCAGGTAATTGAATTATTCTATTATTGTAGTTAATATCCTGCACGTACTTTGTAGTAAATACTGTGCTTTGAGTGCTTTCGATTATACGCTCAATCTTACAAGCGAATATAATCCGATTAACTAATGATGGCTTCTTCGGTTCCATTTAGATGCAAGTTTGTACGTTCAATAGTTTTCTTAGTAGCATCAATAGTTTTTTGCATTTCTGTTAATGCCTTAGCCATTGGGCTTTGTTTCATTAACTCATCTGAAACAAAGTTAGCATTCATCATTGATACAAATAAAGTGTCGTTAATTTGTTTTACAGGCTTATGCTTTCGAACTGTTCGAATGGTCCAATCCGTAAGCCTATCTCCGTGCAACGCTTCTAACTTAATTACATGATCGTTTAAGTCTCCAAGGCTTGAAAAGTACCCACGAAAAACCCGTTTGCCGTTTATCCAACAATATAACTCAAGTTCAGTATTATAAGCCCAAATAATCCAGGAAACTAATAAGATAGTTCCAATTCCAAGTATTATATATAGTGTTATCATTTTGTGAGTTTTTTAAGGTTTGACAATACGATTTTGTTGGCTTCCATAGCCTTGTTTGCGATTTGCAGGCGGCAATAAATTGCGGCGTTGCGTTCGATTGAGTCTTTCATGGCTTACGATTTTAAACGTTTAATTACCTTTAAGATTACTACGATAACCAGCATTACCAATATTAGGCAAAATGCGGTGTTTGAGAATAATAGTTTAACAATTTCCATGTGCTAAATTTTTAAATTGTTTGCACCCGAAAACCCCGCTTCTTATTAAGAGAGCGGGGCGGCCTGCTAAGAACTTAGCAGAAACTTAGCGGGTTATTTCTTTAATATAAAAGTTTATTCTTGCTCCACCATTACCAGCTACAGTTGTAGTATAAACAGATACTTTTTTGCCTTTAAATGCTGATAAATTACCACGTTTATTTTCTGGAATGTCAACTATTTGTTCTGTAAACCGAGGATTAACACCAAAAGGTGCATTTTGAATATCAACAACCATATGCTTGTAACCATTTGAAGTAAAAAGTTTATAAGCATCTTTTTTTTCGATTGTTTGTCCGAGCACTGTGATTAAGTTTTTCATATCGCTAAATTTTTGTTTGTTTGGTTACGTTTACGCATCAAAGGTAAAAATTGTTTCTAATTAAAGTGCATTTTTTTTGCATTTTATTTGCACTAAAATAAAAAAAGGCTTGGAACTCACGTCCGAAGCCTTTTACATACTTACTACATTACTAACTACTATTCTTGTTTCGATAACCAGGTTTTAATTGCGCCCACGATAATCTTAACAGCACCTTCGAAAAGGATCTTTTCGCCTTCATCGTCTAACCCTGGTATGTCCACAAGGCTATCGATTAAAGCGGCTGCAATTTCTTCTACCCCTTCGATATCTTTTTCCTTAGCGGCCTCAACAAGGGCGTTCAGGTTTAATTTAATTTCATCGGGAACAGTGATTTTACTGTCGACAAAGCTGTCAACAACATTGAGTACTACACGAGCGGCGATACCGTCCACAAGTTCAAGAATACCTTTCGCATCAATAGCGTCATCAATAACGCCTGCGATAAACTTTCTGTTTTCGTCATTTAAAATCATAGCTATGAATTTATTGGTTAATGAAAAGTGATTACAAATATATTACTTTTTAGTTAGTTGCGCAATTCCGGTTATAGTCGTTCCTACGGTTATCATATAGGTACCTGCACTCACTAAACCTACTGGTAAACTAATGGGTATAGATACTATTAGCGTACCAAAACCAAGAACACACGCGCCAATAATCTGTACACGTCTCCAAAATGGGTTTACATCCTTAACTCCAGATGCTCTTTCCTTTAATTCTTTAACAAATTCGGTTGTTTTCATACTTTAAATGTGTTTATGATTTCTGTTGGTTCCTGACTATTGCCAGGTTTATAAGGATTAGCCCGTATTTCGATATGACAATGAGGCGCTTTTGATAGACCTGTATTTCCCATAATGCCTACAAAGTCACCGGGTTTTAAACGTAGCCCTATACGAATATTTAGTTCAATGCTGTCCAAATGAGCAAGCACCATAAATAAGCCATTGTCAAGCTTTATCCATACGCGGTTACCAAAGGTTTCGGAAAAACCAGTTACGGCAACTACACCATCTAATGGAGTGCAAACAAGCGGTTTAACACTCTTGCTACTTACGTCTATTCCCGGATGAAATTGTTTTTTACCTGGATTGAAAGGGTCAGTTCTCCATCCATAACCACTGCTTATATACCCATCTTTTATTGGCTTAACTGCTTCCATTATTTAAGATTTATAATGATTAAAGACGCGCAAATAGTGAATAAAAATGTGATAATTATTGAAACGGTCCACGAAGGCCGTCCAAGCAGCTTATCTTTTATTTCTCTAATATCTTCAAGAATTTTGCAAATATGCTGTTCTTGATTATCTATGCGAGTTTCAAGCTTTATAATGCGTTCTTTATCGGTCATTTCGTCGGCGTTTTTCATTGCTAATTTAATTATTTATGTGCATGTAAAAGTTATTTGTTAGATAATTATTTAAAGAATCTCCATAAATTCAAAAACCACTCGAAGCAATATCCGTACACCAGCCACCATACGCAAAAAAGTACAGGGAATGATAAGAACAGCTCTGAATACGCGTAAGCTGGCCCAAAGGCAAATAATAAACAGATATTGAGCGTCCAGCACGTATGCCACAAATCCCGAAACATGGCCACGAAAGGCCTGATAAAAAAGTTCTTCGGCTCGGGACTGGTAACCAATGGATCAATCCACGCTTTGCCTTTGAACCGCGCAAAACACGAACTATTAAACATGCCAGGTACTTTAATTGTGTCAGCTATTGATTTAAAAAATGCGAATAGTACGATGATAAATATTGTCATCATGATGCAGATGTTTTAATTGGATCAGGCGGCGGAACGACCTGATTGTCGTCTTTCTGGCAACTTACTAAAAATGTAGCCGCAATTGCGAGAATGATAATTAGCTTTTTCATAGTTTAATCTCCTATATAATTTATATTTAAATTTCCATACACCACAGTCGCATCAACACTACTTCCGTTATTATGCCTACATCTTAAATCAAGGTCAACAGGTACCGTCGTAACGTTAATTATTCCGGTTCGCCCCATATCTCCTATATCTCCGCCGATAGTTATTTTTCTTTCCGCATGGCATTGATTTTGTTCAACACCTCCAAGGAAAGGTACAATCGCAACAGTGGTATTGCTTAGGTTTACCGAAAGAGAAGTTCCCCAACTAACTGAATAACGGCCTATTTTTGTGATCGTTATCTTATCATTAGTTTGATCTGACGTACAGTTTGACGACTCCCCATTTGTTGCAAAATGGGTCATTTTAGTATAAGACGAACCTGTTGCGATTGTTTGTGCGGTTGACGCGTCTGCAACGTATATTGAGGCGTATGTGCCTTTGTATTTAATGTATTCAGTTCCTATTTTTGTAGATAAAGCATCATTGTCCGTTAATTCAAAATACGGATTTCCGTTATTTGCATTAAAAATTAAAATAGTATCACCTGCGGCGTAGTAAGTTATCGTTCCGTTGTTATCGACACTCATTGAATCTTCATTATTTTCAAAAATTCGCGTAATCCCAAATGGCCTTACCTTCCAAACTTGCGCCGCCGCAATCTCTCTCTTCATCTGAGATTTGGTTACGAGGTGTGATTCGCCTGTTAACGTCGTGTCGTTTGGATATAAATAGTAAATACCTGTACCATCTATTCTTAAAGGCGGTACAGGCGTTGGAGAATCTAAGCTCATGGTAATGCCAGATTCGCCATCTATCCAGATATACGCTTCCGTATTTCTACTTTCATTTGTCGCACTTAAGTATATATACTTACTTGTACTTAATTCGATTGAATCTGATTGACCGCCCAGTTTCACGGTATTCCCATCCATATACACCCCATCTGAGGCTGTGATGGTTGAGCCTGTTGATGCCGTACTCATACTAGTTCCGTCGTTGAACTTTAATGTGTCAACACGGGCTATTTGGGTTGAGATGGAATCGGCGGTTAATAAACTGTCTATTTCAACTGTGCTTTTGAATCTGTATGGGTTTTGAACTTCTACGGTTTGCGGGATATTGAGAAGGTTTAAGTGGTATTTAGCAATAAACATATCGCGTGTACCAGAATTGGAATTAACTAATGAATCTGTAGGAGTGAAAAATATTTTACTTGAAGTGTAATCGCCAATTACTATAGCGTCATTGTTTTTATCAATAACAGATGTTTCTCCAGTATCATTGCCAGTTCCGCCTACAGATATAAGCCCAACTAAATTGTTGCTTGATGTGTGTATGATTGCGAAAGCATCAGCCGTATTAAGAGGTGTGATTGTTTTATTCCTAAATGTTAAAGTTGCGCCATATTGTCCGGCAGCTATAAAATATCCATTTTGAAAGTTAGCGCGGTAAAGGTAATCATTCTCGGTACTTCCGGCTGTATTAAACCATTGCAATGTCCCGTCGTGTTTGTACTTGGCAAAGAAAATATCATTTTTGCCATTGGTGGTTTTGTTTACACCGGTTTTCTTCGACAGGGTTCCATTGGGTAAAGAGTCTACTACCAATATGTTGCTGGCAAAATGCCCTCCAACATAAAAATAGCCTTTGTTATCTACTGAACAGGAATAAAGCTGGTCATTCCCCGTTCCGGCAGCTTTCATTATCCACTTGCTTTCCAGATTGAAATCCAGTTTATAGACGTACATATCCAGCGATGCGTTATTGCAAGTATATGTGCCTAAATCAGTGATTAAATCCCCTTTAAAATGTCCGGTTAGATAGTATCCGCTGGCATCTGTATCAAACGTATATATGCGTGAAACATTAAATGTTGCTTCAAATTTTTTTGCCTTAATTAGAGCACCAGTTGTGTCAAGTTGAGCAAAAAATAGCCCTACTGCTTGAGTAGTAATAAGTGTAGTATCCTTTACAGATGTTCCTAATTTTAACTCAGATTCAAAAAGTCCTCCAATTATCAAATGGTTATTTTTGTCAATTTTAATTTCTGTAGGTCTTTGTACAGTGTTGCCTGAGGCGCTTGCAATATTCTTTATCCATATCAAATTTCCGTTTTGTTTGTATTTAGCTAAAAAACCATCAATACTACCTGTACTTGTTAACGAAAAATCTTCTGCGGATGCTGTTTGTTGAAAAGTGCCTGTAATATAGATATATTCATCGTCTGGGGTAATGGCAATTCCAAGAGGAGTATCATCTAAAGGACCTCCAATTTGTCGTGTCCACAGAATAGAACCACTTTTGTCGTATTTTGTAATGAAAATATCGTTAGCTCCTTTTGAGTTTAGATTGGAGGGAAGGTCTATTGCTGAATTAAAAACCCCAATGATGTATATATTGTCTTTAGAATCAATGGCAGATTTACCTGCAATATTATTTCCTGTTCCTGTAAAATTACTTTTCCACAATAAATCCTGTCCACTTGCCACAAGTGAAATCGTTATTGCAATTAAAAATAAAAGTGTTTTCATATTATAATTGATTAGTGATTGAATTTTTAAAGTATTTTAAGAATAGTCGGTATGAATTCCGGTTAATGATGACCCAGTATATTGTTTCTAGATCTATGCCGATTTCAAAAGACTGGGCAAAATTGATTGAGGCGTTTGTAATATTCTTGCCATAGTCAATGTAAATGGCATTAATGTCTGAAAGAATGTTAAGGTTTTCTCCCAAGTGCTTGTGACCTAAAGAATCTTTGAGAACAAACCGACTTATAAATATTCCGTCGTCGGAAAATATGTTACCTACCGATATTTTAAGCGTATCATTTGGCGGGATTGGGTAGTATCCAAGAAAGTTTTCAGATTGTAAGGTTCTAACATCTGTCCTCAACGGCGCAATCGAATCATGTATATCTTTCCTTGCCTGGCTTTTGCTGATATAACGCGATGTATCAGAATTAAGCATATAAGAACCGGCGGGTTGATAGGTAGTATTATCGTAGGTAATTGTTGTACCTGATGCTTTTACAAAACCGGTGCCGGATAGCTGGGGTTGCTTTGTTGCTATTTGATTGTGAAGTTTAATCGTATCAGTAATTTTAAGATACGTTTGCGCCGCGTGATATTGAGTTTCCAACACATCCACCGTATCACCGTAATCAAACTTTGTACTTAATGCCAGTTTTAGCATATTTACCGTATCCCTAAAAGCCCGCAATGTCGTAAGAGAATCAGTAAACGTGTAAATATTCTGAACTACCAAAGCCTGATTTCGTACTTGTGCCTGACAAATCTGATTAGTAGTTCTGTTTACAAAATAGAATAAATTACCGTTAGTGGCTAAAGTATCTATTCGCGCAGTTGATTTGCCGTTTTTAAAGATAAACTGGGAATATCCTGAAATGGATATGCTGAGAAATATGAGTATTAAGAGTTTTTTCATACTTATTTTATTAATGTAAATATACATTTTTATGTAAAAAGAATAACAAAATAATCAATAGTACCCGCGTCAATGGATTCAACTGTAAAACGTTCCACGTACTTACTAACATTTGATAATCCAAGCTCGTAGCCTTTAGAAAAAACAACAATATAATTCACTGTTGAAAGTGGCGCGCTAACCCCTCCCACTTTAAAAATAACTTCGTTGGTACCATTGACTACATTAGCAGTACCCGCCCTTACAATTGACTTACTAAGCATGTATTTTGCAAGATTCTCAAAAGTAATATACCTGTCAGGATTTGCATCACCTTCGAGAACCGCGTAAAATTTAAGCAACCCAGGTTCTGTAATTTCCAGTTGTTGCAATATATTAGAAGTTTCTCCGGGCGGATCAAATATAACCGGGTAGTCAACCCCTCCAATTGTTACGTGTGCTGCCATTATGATGTTTTTATATTGTTAATTTTTGCCTGACTTATGTCAATTGTAGTATCTGTTTTTAAGTAAGTGCCACCCACACCGGTAATACCTGTTTGAATTTTACTGAGCTCGGTATTTATTTTACTTTTAAAAGACTGTAATTCGTCGTCCAACTTTTGAAATCGTACTGCATTATCTGCGTTGCCTCCAATTTCACAGGTGCCGTTTTTCTTAATGTGAATAGAATAAACTTCAGTTCCTCCATCGTTTTCAGCGTATAATCGTAATTCACCTGGTTGCGCGGTTGCCCGTTCAAAAAGAATACCAAGCAATATACGATTTTCAGCACTTTCAGTACGTGCCCAAATGCCTCGGTAACCATCGATAGGATTTGAATCTATCCCAAAAGGTTGCACGCTGCTTACTGTCTGTACATCTTTTGAGCCAAACCCAAGGACCTTAATGATAAGCCTCCCTTTTACGATCGCAGTACTTATGACTTTCGTTAATCTCATTCGAATACTATTTTAGGGGCCTCACCCGAATAACACTCAGGTAACACGCATTTTAAACTTGCTTTTATGCCCTCATTATTTCCCGTATAAGTTACTGATTCTACAAAGAACCGTGTACGACGGGGTAAATAATTAGAGGGACTTTGCACGTCAATTAGGTTATTCGGCTGAATAATTTTAACCGTTTTGCCGTCGGTCCATTTATACCGGTCTGTTTCAATAGTTAAGGTAATTCCACGCAATTCAGAACCTCGTACCATTTTAGCGGCATTGGCAGTATCATCGTTTTCGCCGCTATCTTGTTTCTTTACCGTAGGCCTGTAAGCTTTAACCAAGTCGTTCTTTATTGTTTCTTCGCCCGCTACATCGGTTCCCGTAGAAGCCTCCTTTTGCGTGCTTATTGCGCTGTGAAAACCTTGGCCGTTTACACTTAATTTAATTGAGGTACTTGGCATGCCTTCAATGTAAGTAGCGACCGATTGGCCTTCACGTATTCGTGTAAGAACTACATTACCATGCTCGTTATGAGTAAGAACTACGTTTTTGTTTTTACACAGTTTTACAAAGAAATCCTTAATTTTTTCGTCTGGTTCGGCTGCAATGGTATCAATCTTTTTATTTATCTCAGCTTCAACAGACGAATCAACTACAAGCGCAAGCCCGAAAGGTTTTATAAGTTTTTCAACTATTTCACGAACGCTCATATTGTCAAATTGAAGCGGGTAAACATCCAAGGGAATTTCACAATCTTCAAGAACTCCCGGCAACGAATAACCGCTAATACCATTCAAACTTATAGTGTTTTCCACGCCGGTACTGGTATTTAAAAGTGTGCCCGTAAGCAGTTTTTGAGCACCAAAAAGTACCTCGCAGCGATGGAAAGAAAGCGGCATAAATAGCCGTTTTTGATCGGGTGTAATGGTAAGTCCTTCAAAAGAAAATGTCGAGCCCAAACTATTATACACAAGGTTTAGCTTGAAATCATTCCAGTACTTAAAGTGTTGACCTTGTATTTTTAGGCTAAGCTCGCTCATTTTTCATTTATTCAGCTGGTGAAAAATCCAAAAAGTATTCTTTACCTTGTTCAAAAGCGTTTGAGGCTTCAGTTTCGTAAGAAATATACATTTGCACATTTCCGCTTGGAGTGTACTTTGCAAATGATTTGTTTTCTTCGCTACCAGAAACTACAGCGGAAAATGAAACTACTTTTTGTTCATAAGTTGGTTGATCTTCAATACCAACACACACGAATTTTGCTCTTACTTTCATAATAATTAATTAAAGGTTAAACATAGTAAATTATTTTACGACCCTTTGGAATGCTTAACATTTCGCGAAGTCCGATATTATTTGTACGTATAAATTTATTAATATTTTCATCATTAGGATCCAACCCGTAAAAACGATGGGTAAGCAGGATTAAATTGGTGTCATAATCAACTACGTATTCCCGTTCCTGTTTGGCCTCAAATGCAATGGCGAATAAGTTATTAACAGCGTAATTAACAGCCTCGTTGAGCGCGCTCATATTTGCATAATCAGGGATATACGAGGTATTAGAATCCGCTCTATCTGTTTGCATACCATCCAACCTGGTTAACAGCGTACCATATAACGCCGCTATCCGTGCCTGAATTGTAAGTACCATATTACGAGTTTCGTAATCATCGGTTATATTGGTAGACGAACTGAGAAGGATTCCCCCTATCATTATGCCTGAAATCGTCTCAAATTCAAATTTACTTTCTCTGGTACCGTCAAATGAGGTAAACAGCAAGTTTAACGCTTCCTCATAGGTATTAATACGGCTGTTAATTTTCTGTTCAATAGTGGCCGGGTAATTGATGAGCGCGGTTAATGCTCTGATTACTGCCAGTGGGTCTGCAGTTGCGGCCTCAATTTCTACGAGTGTGTTATTTACCAGCTTCTTAAATTCCAGTAGTTCGCTATCAACTCCAATTATCTTACTGAAAATGTTATCCAATCCATTTACCAACGTTTTTTTCTTTGAAGTCTTAACCGTTGCAGCCGGTGAACTGGTGTATAATTGTTCTTGTACGGCGTTTGCAGCCACAACCGATTGGCTTATTTTGTCCTCAATAATCGGCAAACTTACAGGATAAACGGTTGAAATAGTCTCTATAACATCAACATTGAATTTACTGCAATTGAGCTGCGTATTGTCCTGATTAAGTGAGAGCGGTTGACATACAAAGGTTCCGTAAAATGGGTGTTGAACGGTCCATGGTTTTGTATTCCGCGCGGAAACCTCAAACTTATTACCGTCTGTTATGGCATTTTCGCCGTCAAAATAAAATTCTAAGCCGTGCTTTGCGCCCTTGGGTTTTTGGCGAAGGGCTAGCGTACCCTCAACATTTACAAACTCAAACAAAGAAGCGTTGTACTCAATTGAACGAGCCGCGTTTTTCCATTTAGGCGTGTACTTCTTACCGTCGCCCGTGGTTATGGTGAAAATAATGCTTTCTATATTGGTTTGCCAGCTCATAAGTATTTATTAAGTCGTTTACGCGCGTTACGAAGGTATAAAGATTCTTGCTTTAAATAGCTTTTTTCACCCGCTGGTTTCATAAATGGACGTGCTTTAAGCCGTAGCATTCTGTTATTTTCATAATCAGCTATTGGAGTAGCATTAACTTTTACCACGTTATTTGCTCCAAGGTAAATAGAATTGATAAGAAAAACAGTTTGCCCGCTTTTACTATCCCAAATAAGCAGTTTACCCAGCCTATGAGCCATTATTGCAGCTGCAACAAAGTTACTTTTACGTGAATGTCTTTTAACATTCGCATGATCGCCCCGTATTTTTTCAAACTTGTTATAATACTTAGCACCCTGAACCATTCGTTTATTCGAGTTACCACGGGCTTGCTTCATATATACCAGTGGTTTCTTTTTACCACCTCCAAATTCTTGTAATGAAAGATCTTTAGCACTTTCGGCTCCGTCTCCTTTAGGACTTATTCCAACCTGCGAATACATGGCGTTGACATTCCATCCGTCCGCTTTTTTAACGCCTGATTGAGAACGCAAAAACGATTTATTACGACGAACAAACTTGCTTCTAAATTCTTGTTCAAGCGTGTTTTTCTTTACATCAAACGCAGTATCGTTAAGCGTTTGGCGAATCACAATAGGTAAATCAGAACGGTGCATTTGCCGCAATGTATTCGTATAATCACGAACCTGCTTATTATTTATATCTAAGAAATTAGGCATAATTGGTAAATACTAAGTTTGAACCGTTTACAAGGTAAGCATTAGGGCCGCTAACCATAGCCATATCACCGGTATTTGCGTACGTAAGTTGAAGCATAGCCACGGTATTAACCGGTTTTAATGAAAGTACAAGTTTTCTAAATGTAACCACCAAGGCCGGACTAACCGTTCCTGTAATTATAAATACTCCGAGCGGCGAACTTACATCGTACAACTCATTTACATGCGCGCAATTGGCTATAATATCCTGCGATACACCTCCCATTTCTGTATCGTCTCCATGCTGCGTATCATCCGCGTGCTGAAAAGCAGTACCTACAATCATATCAGGATCGGTATTTTCGGTAACTGTTACGTCAAAACCTGCTAATTGTAATTGATATTCGATGTACCGGTAATTTTGACGGTTTAAGAAACTGCCAGGATATTGGTATTTTCGTAAAATTAACGCCTTCCGGGTGCTAAGGTTTAAATATTGTGATTGAACCGGTAATCCTAAGCGTCTTTCCCATTCGGTTGCGTCATCGGCTGTAAAATTGGCATTATCTGGCAAAATACGGCATAAGGTACCAAAGGCAAAATTATACGCGCGCACCTCCGAGGCGGCAAGGCCTTTAATAAGCTTTTCAAATACACCACTTGCGGGTACTTTCCAAGCCCTGCCAGTTGGTAACAGCTTTTTGGTAAGTTTTAATATGTCGTTTACCTCAATCATGGTGTAAGCAAGCTAAGTAAATAAGGGTATTGTCCGTAAGTTGCAGGAATGTCACCAAATGTATATTGAGAATAAGCAACGCCACCAATACTTACGGTTATATTTGAAAAATTTGTAGTTTCATCAATAGCCCCGGCAATGGCAGCAATTACCCTACTTATGTAAATAGTATCGCGTTTGTTTTCACCATCAGCCCCGGGAATATATGGCCTAATATTATAAAAATAATCAGTGAGAGCGGCGGTTATTGCGCTAATGGTTGGGCTTGTTTTATCGCTAAGGCCGTCAATTGTAATGATAACAGGAACGGGAACAACTGAAAGTGTTTCTACAACCGCCTGAACAGGTCTGCGCCCACGTTCGTTAATATCTTTTGACGTGTCAGGGTCAAGCTCTATAACATCGGCAACCTCGGTTAACATACTTGAGGGTGCAACGCCTTTCGGTTGTCCTACCTGGCTACTTTCCGGTGTTGCTTCTACAAATACCTGAACCACATAAATTGCATTGTTTTTTGCATACGGGTAAACAGTACGCACCCCGGCTGCATCGGCTGACCATATACGGTAATCGGTTGACGCGCCTCCCTGTGGTTCTGATTGGAACGATTCAACTATAAGACGGCGGTATGTTTCAAGTGTTTCGGCTTGTACGGGCGTAGTGTCAATAGTTGCAACAATGGCAGTACTGTTAACGTTTGCAATAGGTATAGTACATTCAATTTCGGAGCTTACGGTTAATACTGAATCTGTGCCACCTTCCAAGGCTCGTACCTGAATTTGTCCGGTGGTACTTGAAAGAATCACGGTCGTAACTACCTCATAAACTTTGTTGGTAGCTGTATTTTTAAAGGTAGTTCCCTTGGTAATTTGCCCGCCTGTTGTGCCGGTAACATTGCAAGTGTATATACCAGCAACCGCACCGTATGGCAATCGATTTAGTTTAACCAGCCCGAAACGTATTAATTCACTTTCTTCGCAAGTATCAACCCAAATATTTTTTTGAAGTTGAGCGGCCTGTAAGTAGAATAGCTTAAGCTTTGCGGCCTGAACTGTTGCAAGTACTCGAAGAAATACCTTACCGATCCATGTACGGGTAATTCCAAGTTCAGAGCGTAAATCGTTTTCAATCTGTGATTGAAGCGTTGAAAGTGTTGGTATATCAGCCATTATATTATCTTTTGTTCAATTAATTCGCTTTTGGTCGCGTCCCAAATGAGGTCTTTAACCGTTTTATCAATAGTATCAGTAATTCGGAGTTTATCGTTACCTATGAGAGCCACAGTGCTGCCAGTGTCCGAAATATCATTAAGGTATTGCAGGTCTTTAATGGCAGCTTCTTCGATGTTTGACCGGCCGGCACTGTTAAGTGCATTATTATTTAGCACTCGTTCAACTTCGCTGTTCATTTGGGAGCCGGTTTCAATGAAAGAATTTCCCCACCAGTCGGCGCGCTCTTCGCCTTCAACCTCGTTACCGGTCGTACTCGCTTCAACATTGCCCCCAAAATGAGCCAAATACGCCTGATTTGCGAGGCTATCAGTTGTTTCAACGTCCCCGTTTTTAAGACTTAATTCGCCTCCGTTACCGCTTTCGTATATAAGTACATCGTTCATGCTAGTAGGTTGAAGTGGTTAGTGGAATCATGCCCGTATTTTTAGATACATTAACCTGTTGATTTGACTTGTTTTTAAGGATCAGCTCCATTTGGTTTTTCTGTACCTCTTCGTTACGCTGTATTTGTACGTCGTTAGCGGCCTTAATGGTGTTAACCGGCTTTGCGGCTTCTTTCTTTTCGTCATCGCTTACGGCATCTTTAATTTTCTCAATACCTGCCAGCGCGTCACCCGCCCACTTTGCGCCCGTAAGCTTACTAATTGCTTTCAGAACCATTACGATGGGAAACAGCATGAAGTCAAGTATCATGCGAGCAAATTTCTTGATACCATCCCAGGCACCGGTGAAAAAGCTACCCATGGCGACTTTAACTTTATCCCAATGTTTTACAAGTAAAAATATACCAGCTCCGAGCGCAAGTATGCCGGCAATTATCCAAGTTATAGGACACGCCCACAACGCAGCGGAAAATAAACCGGTTGCAAACGCAGCAATTTTGGAAGCAACGTTAAAAGTAGTTAAAGCCACTGTACTAGCGGCTAAAGCTATTGGGTACGAACCTTGCAACGCGTAGTTAATACCTAATACCACATTCCATGCAATAGTGGAAATTCGAATTGCCGTCATAATAGCGTAATAAGCACCGTACGCAGCCACAACCGAACCTACAACGGTAAGAATAAGCCCTAAATGTTCGGTTACAAATCCAAGGACCTTACCAAACATGTTCAAAGAACCTGAGGTTTCATTACCGGAAATTACAAGGTTTTTAAATTTGGCTGTTAGCTGTTCAACACGTACCACAAATGATTGGCCGCGTTCATCCGCTTGTTTTTGAGCGTTTCCAACGTCGTAAAGATTGCCGGAAAGCTTTTGAACTACCTCATTTTGATTTAATAAAGTGCTTAAAAACTTAGCTTTTTCAGGACCAACAAGTTTAAGAATATCGGTATATTTTAGATTAGCCTTTGCCAGGTTATCTAATGCCTTTACAGCGCCTACCTGCGTAGGATTGAATTCTTTTTTAGTAACTGTCGCAAGTTTTGACAATACAGATGCCATTTGGGTACCTGCTTCACTACCTAATACCCCGGCTTTTGCGTATCCTTGTAAAATTGCGTTTGTATCTTCGAATGAAACACCCAATGTTTTAGCAGTTGAACCACCATTTACAAGTGATTCAACTAATTGTTTTGTAGTTGCTGTACCTTTTTGTTCAGAGGTGCTGAGAATATCAACGAACATGCCGGCTTTATCAGCGCCAACACCGAATTGGTTCATGGCCTGAGTTAATGACATAGCGGCGGTGGTTAAATCCATTCCAGCGGACTTGGAAAGCAGAATAGTTGCTTTCGTCATAATACCCATAGCCTTTGCATTGTCAAGCAGTTCTGGCTTTGCACTTCCAATTAACTCGAAGGCTTTTGCAACCTCAGGATAAGCCATTTTAGTAGCATCCCCCACGGCCATTATTTCCTTTTTAAACGGGATGAAAGCTTTACCAGTCAACCCGGTTATAGCTCGTAAACTTGCAAGGCTTTCGTCAAAGTCTTTAACAGCATTAAAACCGGTCATAATAAGCGCAGCGGCTCCAATATTCCCAGCAAGTCCTATAATTTGGTTGCGAATATTGGCAAACGCGGTCTTTACCCCGGTAAAACTTTTGGTTTGAGCAGCTGCAAACTTTGCGTTAGCTTTCTCCATGGCTGCCATTGGCCCAGAAAACTTATCGACTGCTTTGTATATTGTACTTAAGGTAAAAGCCATGGTTATTTGTTTTTTGCTGCCATTTCACGCTCCATATCGCGTGCATCATTATACCAGTAAAAGAGCCCGTACATATCTAATTCATCCGCGTATAAACTCATTATATAAGAAGGTGTCCAGTGATATGTACGGGCAATTGATTTTACTGCAACATCTATGGTACCTTCGTCTAAAAAAAATAGGATGCAATACAGCCAGCCCGCGAATAATCAGATGAATCGAGAGCGCGAATAATACCGCCAACTTGACCCGTTAAAGCGGCTATCGTTGCAATCATTTTGCCCTGTTGATCTTTCAGGTCTTTTACATAAGCTGTTTTGCTCTGTAATTCGCCTGTAGTCATCCTATGGACAAATTTTAATTCATTGACTTCGTTGGGATTTGAAAGCGGCCAAGCTAATTTTAGCGTTAGGGTATTGTCATCATTAACGATAATAAAACCGTCAACAATAGCGTCTACCATTTGCGCCTCAATAGCTTCGTAACTTTCTTTTCTGTAAGAAGCTGAAAGCTTTTTACTATTAAACCAGCGTTCAAACTCCTGCTTTGCTATTTCCTCAGTTACTTTTTCCATAGTGTTTTATTAAGAAATTTTTACTAATTGACCACCACCGGCAACTTTAATGCTCATTTGAGCTGTATTGGTATTTCCCTGAATGTCGCCAACAGGTTTACCTTTACCACCCCAAATAGTTCCGTTATAATGGGTAAACGTCCAATCTGCGAGTACTGGACTGGCTGCGAGTTTGGCCATTTGGTCGAGTTCATTAGAAACTGACATATCCCATCCTACAGGCCCTTCCATACCCCAGCGAACACGGTTAACCTGATCGATCATTTGACCATTGGCAGTAACCATATTAGCGTCGTCATTAGAACGAAAGCCACCTGGATCGAGTGTAAAATCCTCCGCAGATTTTGGAAACAAAACACCGCTACCTAAGGTAGGGTGCTTATAAGATATTTCGAGTATATCACCACCTGAAAACATGTTCTTTAATTTTTAAAGGTTAAATTACTCCGAAAGCAAACCCTACCTCAGCATCGGTGCTACTAATACGGGCAATTCCTGTACGTTTGTACCTGAATGAAGTTTCGAGCCTGTCAGGATTAGTTAATGATACTGCTACCTTAATGCTTTGTTTCATGAAATCAGCATCAGAAATAAGAGCACGTAGCGAAAGATCATCGGCATAAGAACGTACAACCTGTTTCCAGTCTTTCGGCTTAATCACATTGTCTACGTTAATGCTTTGATCTGAGGGCGCAATGGCTTTATCAACCACGAAAGCCTGTTCAAGTAGATAATAACCGTACTTAACATTAAAGTCAAGCATAAGATTACGCGCGTACCTGAATTGTGGAGGTATTTCGCCGTCTGGATGGTATGTTGTTACAAAATCCTGAACTACGTATTTGCCTGCGATGAGATCAACAGTTGAGCTACCACGCTGAACGAGATAATCACGGTTGTTATAATCGCTCATGTCGCCAATGGTATTGTCCGCTGGAACCGGCATATCAGGATAAGACTGTCCGTTTACGTCTAAATGCGGGCTGTTCTGTGCAGTCAGTGCAAAAAGAAATGCCATATTTGCGGCTGCCTCCCATGGTGCTCCTTTAGAAAGTGGAGCGGGTGCGAGTGCATGAGTAACCTGCGATTTGCGGGCTGATGCGTTTGTAATCGTTACCAAATCATCTTTATCATCTTCAACCGATCCCCAAATACTAATGAATGGCCTCATTACGATAGATGCGAAACGTCCAGTTGGATTAATAGGATCAGGAACGCCGTTGAAAGCTTCAAGAGCATCAAACGCGGCTGTACCGTAAGGATTAATTACGATGGTGTTCCAATCGTTGGTAATACTTGCGAGTGCATCAGTTAAAACAACTACACCGGTACCACCTGTAACAGTTGCAGTATACGTAATACCACAAGATTTGCCACCTGTATCGAAAGATACGGATAAATCAGCGGCGTGCGCACCTGCGTATTTGGTTGTAAGTGTAAAAGATGTTACAGGAGTTCCAACAGTTGCAGCAATTACAGGCGCGCCAATTACGGCATTTATAGTGTCAACTATACGACCAATAATTACAGTGTCGGCCTCACCTTTATTCACTGCATACCCGTATGTACCACCGTCAAGACCTTTACGACCGTTAATAGTTACATAGTGAGTTGCGCTATCCGTTGCGGTTGTTGCAATTGTTACATCGCAGGCAGCCACAGCGGCGGTTGCACCACTAGCATCTTCCTGAGGAAAAACAATTGTAGGAATACCGCCCACGCCGTCGCCGGACACTGGCCTGAGTATTCGCATCATCTGATAGATAGGAGAACCATATCCGTAAAGATCGCCAGCTTCTTTGGCCGATGTGATCTCACGTTTTTCAACCGGCATAGTTGACTGATTTGCAATATTACCGGTTCCAAGTATAAAAATTCGTTGGGGTAAATTTGGTGAACTTATAGCGAAATTGCCTTTTTTGAGCTTGTAGCCCACAACCCGCGAAACTCTTTCCGCCCCTACTGCTGTGCTTATCATACTATTCGTTATTATAAGTTAATTTATAGCCTTTATTTGTTTCTGCAATTCTTATTTGCGTATCATAACCATCTGCTTCAATTGGAGAAATACCCGTTACAGTTTCATTTACACGTACCATTAATTCAATTCGTGCCATGCGTGTAAACCTCGCGTCCTGTTCATCAGAAACACGGGCAAAACGAATGGAAGAAACTGAGCGACGCTCAACTATACCATTAGCCAAACTAAACCTGTCATAAATTGGATTTTGCAAAATAGACCAAATTAAACCAGCCAAACGAGTTACCTTTTTCCCTGATTTTTCATATCCATCCATACTTGCAGTTTGATAAGAATCACCATAAATGTCAATATTTAATCTTGTTTCGTTAGACTGACTTACGGCCGTTTGATTGTCTGGCGTACATTGATCAACATTAACGGTTATAATGGTGCCTTCATCTTCGCTAGGAGGGTTGTATCTTTCAATAAAAAAAGTCCCTGTTAACTCTGGGTTTGTTTGACGTATATTCTGATTGTCGCATTCTTCTTTTAAAATAATAGCAACACGATCTCGAACTGCTTCGAAATTCTTAGGGCCAATATTAAAATTTAGCTTTGCTGCCATTATTGAAAATCTCCAAGTATTAGCGTTATACCTCCAATGTGATTATCCGGTAATGTCTCTTTAACTACGTACGACCTATTTACACCGTTAATATCTTTTACAACTACCCTGTGACTAGTAAGAGCAACGCGGTTTTGTGCGCTCCGTGTTACGTATCCCAAAGCCGTTAAAGACGCTTCAACTATTGTAAGCCGTGTATTTTTAGAGTTAACTGGTAATCCATCGGTATTGATACTGTTATGATGTTCTGTAAATAAGCCAGAGACGACCGCTGTTTGTGGCGAAGCTCCCAATGAAGTAAAGGTACATTGTACCGTAAATTCACCGGTTCCAACGATTCTTGCATAGTCCTCTCTGGCAAATTGCAAACTCATGGTTTAGGCGTTTTCTGTTTTGGTTTCGGCATCCTTTGGAGCTTCTTTTTCAGCTTTTTTACCAGCTTTTTCGGCATCCTTTGGAGCTTCTTTTTCAGCTTTAGCGGCTTCAGCTTCTTCTTTTTTCGAAGATATGCGTTTCAGCTTACCTTCTTTTTCAAGCTTTAGCGCGTTTCCTTCAGGAAAATGAGCCTCTGTAACCTTTTGTCCTGGTCCATACACTTTGTTATTGATACCTTGTACCCCTAACACAATGACTTCGAATGTTGCCATTATTCCCAGTATTTACAGAACAGTTTATCAATCTTGAAAATAAAGCCTTTATTATCTGACTTAACCCGAAACCGCCAATATCTATATTGTTTAGCGGTTGAAGATTCTGTAAGATTTATGGCCGTATCTTTGCCGGTAGTCCATGCCTTTGTGGTAATGCTTGTCCAGCTTGCTTGGTCAAGATGATTCTTTGCTTCTATAGTTACGACAGTACGCTTATTTGTACCTCCAACAGAATCAAGATGTAAATACATGTCATATTTAAGCGGCCTCATAGCCTCTTTTTTAACCGTATAATACCAAACTGAATCGGTTGCACTGGTTGCATTCGCAGTACTGGTAAACTCGAAAAAGGTTTCGTTATAACCCATGGAATAATCCTGCGTTGCAGCTTCTTGGGAATAGCCTTGCGCGAATAACGCGCAGGCTAAAATGAGAATACTAAATAGTTTTTTCATGGTCTTATCCTCCTACTACTTCGGTTCCAGTTACTTTGGCACTATAAATACGATCTACAGCTACTGGTACAGGCACACCGGCTGACATGATACCGAAATCATGTGTCATTTTGCGAGCATCCAAATAGTTGTAAAGCGCGTAATCTGTAGCTTCCTGAGTTATGAACTCTGGAAATTCAGCATTACGACGGTCACGTACAATCATTGGTACACCTGCGAACGAGTATACAAGCTGATTGCCGGTGGTTGGTAACATAATCATATGATCAGAATCAATATAATCAGTAGCTACACCGCTAGCGTTATCATAAGTTTCAGGATAAGTCCACAGGTTGAAAATATATGAACCGGCTGAAATTTGACCATGATAGGCAGCGCCCTCACTGTTAACCTGTGGCATATTAAGCTCAAGCAGCTTAATGTTTTTGTTAATCTCATTTTTAATAAATGGATTATTTGTCAAGTCCGTAAAAGCACGAGACCCCAAAATAACATTAAATACAGCTGCACCCGAACGTCCGGTAGTACGTAAGAATGTTGCACCGGCTTCTAAGTACAAACGTGGGTCAACAGACGCGTTTTTAATATACTCACCTGCTGTATATACCTTCATGGAGGCGGCTTTACGCTTAAAGTCGATATTATCACCGGTTACAAGCGTACAAATACCTGAGGTAAAAATCTGTGCGGCCATTAACTCGTAACGACGTTCAATTTTGTACTTCAAAATATTGGTTTTCTCCAAAGCAGCATCAATAACAGAGGCAACGGTGTTAACGCTAACATCAGTTGCATTCATTCCAAACATGAGGTCATATTTGTCCAACTCAGTCATGTCAAAGTATTCTTTGAAAAACGGTGGTACAAATATCTTTTCAGCACTTTTGGAAAAGCTGTTACGGTTACCTTCGGAGCCGCGCATTACGTCAACGGCAATCTTTTCGGTACCACGCACTACTTCAATGCTGATTTCTTTAGTATCAGATATTTTTTTAGTAAAAAACGATCTCAAAAAACCCTTAGGCGCAAGCTCGGTCATTTCGTTCCACCTTGCTACGATCTGACGTGTAAACACGCCTCTCGCTTCTTGTACAGGAATAGGCATTTTAGTTTATTTTTAGGTGGTTAAACATTATCATCGCCGGTTAATTCTGCGGTTTCAGCAAAATAGATACCTAAAGTATCGGAGGCGAAACGATCGCGAATAGTCTTGTAAGCCACAACCGTTGCCAGCGTGTCAGTACCATCAAGTGTAAGCTTATTTTCAGCTACTTTACCACCGATGGCGATATTTACAGTAGCGCTATTACCATTTGTAATGGTTAAGCTTTCAGCGCATACACCAATAAGTTGAATATTGGCAGTACCGGACTTGTATACTTGGTATGTAGTGCCTACGGCACCAATGGCCATACCAGCAGTTAGAACTAAATCTGAGCCGCTTGCGTTAGCAATGGTAACAGCCCTGAAAATCGTATTAGCAAGAAATATCTTGCTTACATCGTACGCGGAAAACAACTGGTTCCGGGTAGATGTTTGTTGAGTAATTTCGCTCATTATGCTACTTTTTTAGTTTTCGATTCAACTTCTTTTTCAAAAGTTTCCAGCTCTTTTTCTTTAGCTGTTTTTTCTGCGAGGATTTCAGCATCGGTTTTGGGTTTTTCAACCTTACCATCTGCTTCCAGGTTTGTTTTTCCTACATGAGCCGTAAGTTTTACGGTCATTTCTGCCATTGTTGCGGAGGTGAATTCAGAGCCTTCTTTTATCGCTTTGATAACGTTTTCTTTATCAATATCAATAAAAGCCATGTAGGCCCCTATTCTTTCACGTTCAGCTTTCACGGCACCGGTTTGAATTTGCGCTACCAGCTCAGGGTGTTGCGCTAAAATTTCTGCAAGTGTCATTTTTACTTTGGTTTTTTGGTTAATAATACTACTATTTTCAATTGGCTTTGTCTGTTCGCTGCGTTGCGATTGAGCGCCCTGCGTCGGGTTCTCAAAGTCGGCAAATGCCACAAATTGCGCGTTCATAGCTTCGGCCTGTTTAGGCTCCAGCTTTATAATTTTGTCAATGAGTCCGATCTGTTTAGCTTGCTTTGAATCTAACCATACGTTTATGCGTTTTTTAGGATCAAAAAGCTCATCCATGGAATACCCAGTAACGTTCTTAAACTCTTCCATATTTAAGCGCATTTCCATCTGCTTACGAAGGTCTTTATTGATACCATCTAAGAATCTTTGATCTTCTTCATTTTCAACATAACCGTCGGCCCGGTGCAACAGATATTGGGAAACGTTAAGCCCTTCGCGTTTGTCAGCAAATAACAACATGAAAGCTGCCATACTTGCGGCCATTCCGGTAACTGACATATTCTTTTTACCCTTACGTTTCTGCATTGCGCCTATAATAGCCCAACCAGCGAACACCGAACCGCCTGGAGAGTTAACCCACATGTCAATATCTTCATCATCTGGTATGTCAGTCATAAGATTAACCAGCCTTTCAGCTGAATAATCATATATCGCGTTGTATAAAAGTAATGGTTTAGGCATTTTTCAGATATTTAATGAATGAATAATGTTTGCGTTCTTTAAGATAAGGCCGGTACATATCTTTTCGGTAAGCTTCACGTTCAAATGAAATAGCGTGGTAACTGCGTTTTATAGCCCATTCTACCAAGTACCACACGTAAAAACCTATAATAAATAGCTCCAATTGTTGCGCGGCGTGTATGCGTTCATGGTTTATGTCGTTCCATTTGGCATCCGTACGAACAATTATAAAAGGCCACAGGGTTATGCCTTTGGCAAATCCGAGGGTTATAATTTTAAGGAGTATGTTGGATTTAATTATCATGATTCAATAGGTTGCGTCACTTGAATTCTTACAAACCCTCTATTATATGATGTGGCTTGATAAGATGCTGTATCAAAAAATCCCGAAGCTCTTCTAAATAAATACAGTTCTGTTTGATCTGCGTCTGAATTATGATCTATTTTGTAAGTTCCATCTGTTTCGGTAAATGAAATAGAAGCTCCCAAAAGTGGTATTAATTCAGTATTTGCATCATTTCGAATTAGAACATCAATCGATCTAATCCTATCTATATATCTGCCGGGAAATGTCAATATTTTAAGATTGATGGCATTCATGTCCCAGTCGTTAATTGGCCATATTTCGGTTATTAACCCCGCATCTCTCGCGGTTATCATTTCTGGAGTTAAAAACTTATTTGTTGCCGTTCCGTACTCTGATTCTGGTACATTTGCTGCAAATTGAGCTAAAATAGCGGAAAATAATGCTTGTATCGTTTGGTATCCGTTAGTTACATTGTCAGGTAAATCGTTAGGAGTAACACTCCCCATAACTAGCAGTCGTTGGAAAAACTGAACCATATCGCCATAAAGCTCTTCAACAATTGGCGTCCCGATTATAGGGGGTACAGTACTATTGTTCTTGTTACGAATACGACCGCCTGGATAATTGGTACTTGGCGCGTCCGTATTTGGTATGTCGGCTAGTTTTCTCATTGTTCTACTATGTTTTTAATAAGTTGCTCGTAAAACTGTTTAGGGTTTTTACTTTCTTTTGGTTGAGGGTTAAGGTCTCCAAGTTGCTGTTTAACCAGATCTTTTTCGGCCTTTACTTTCTCAATATTTTGTTTGAAATCACCACTTCCGAGGGTTTCGCTTTCCTGATCGTAGGTACTGAGAGGTGTAGTATCGTCTCCAAGTTTTAAACGAGATGCCATAACCTCCTTAACAGGATCGATATGTGGAACGTTCGCACCCAACCAGCGTGCAGAATTGTAGGCACCAATGGCAATTACATTTTTATCATTAACCGCCTTGATGTAACCAGGCGCGTTAATCTTTCCAGAAAATATAGCCATTTCAAGAAATAGATTATAAAATGGCTGGTAGTATTGTTCGCTAAAATATTGACGATCGAACTTCATGCTATGTTCCCATTCTTTTATTGCGGCCCGGCTTGCGCTATAATTGCTATTATACATTGAGAGTGCTACCTCGTAAGGTATATTCATTGCCGCGCAAACAAACTGTATGTTGGTTGTATAAAAATCCTTAAAGCTACTTTCCTGAGCGGTTGCGTGCATTTTTAACGCGGCTCCAACTGGCATGTTAATTGTGCTTTTTTGGGTCATCGTAGCTACCTTGGTTGCGGCGGCCTCGTATTCGGCTGCGCTTTTACTTTCAGGTGCTTCGCCCATACCGAGTGCGCTACTTTGAGACATTTTAGCGAGCAACGGATCTTCGCCCGTTGAATTTGCATTATGTTCAACCGTGTAGGCTATTTTTTGACGTTCCTCAGCACCACCCACAGCGGCCTCTTTATAACGGTCAAGCTTACGTAGGGTTTCAAGTACTGCACTTACAAGGGGCAACCCGCGAACATTATCAATACGGTAACGATTTCCGTAAACTAAGTAAGCCATTAACCGGCCTGACTTTGCGCCCATACGTTCAACCCTATAAAACTTATTACCTACGCCCTGCACGAAATATGCTACATGCTCGTTATTTACTCCAATTTCAACACCGTATTCAATACGATTACCACGGGAAACCGCGTCTTTATATAGTTGGTGATCTGTTGGGGGGCTTACAACGTGAGATCCGTCGATTACCTGTTGTGTAACATTGCTTTTTTCAGGGTAATTAATCGTAAGCACGTCACCGCCTACGATAGCATTTTTATAAGCTTCGAAAGACAATTTATTTACAGGATACATGCCAGCGCTATCCGATTCTGGAAGGGAAACCCACAGGTTAAACCGTGTTTGAACATCTTCTACAAAGTCAGGATCCAAGGTTGTAATACCTTCCTGCCTTAATACGCGTTTTTCTGGCTCACATTGTACATACAGGCCGTTACCAATTACCCATTTACAATATTTGTTTATAATAGCTTGTGTGATTTCTGATTCTAAAAACGACTGCCATGAACGAACACGCAAATAATCGTAATAAAGTATATAATCCTTTGCGGCTCCCATTTCGCCGGGAGTCTTTTCGCCGGTATAACTTTCACGTACAATAGGACTTAAGAAATAAGGATATGAAGTATAACTAGCTTCTATTTGCTTTTTTACAAGACCTTTCAAGTCTGTAACCTGGCTTTGTAGCTCGTTAACCTTTTTTCTATTAAATATGTCCATTTGATTGTACTGATTGAGCGTCTGCAAGTCGTTTAACCCGTGACCCTGTTATTTGTGAAAGTATTACGTTTGAGATTTTAGTATATTCCTGAATTGCTTTCGCAATGTCCATGCTGTTACGGTATGTGGTACTTATAACGGTTTGGCCGTCGTTAAGTGAGTAGGAAACGATACCGGACTTTCCAACCATTAAAATCTGTTGATCGATAAGTGCGGAAATAACGGCCTGTATGCGGTCGTATTTGTTTTTGAGATCGGACGAATCTATTACATATTGATATTCTGTGGTAGTCGCCATTTGTTGGAAATTTTATGTAAATATATAGCAGATGCACACGTATTTACTTAAACATTTTGTAGAATTAAAGGGATTTTATACATTTGTACATCAATATCGGAATAAATTTAACCGCATGGATATTTTCGACAAACTGATTAAAATCAGAAAAGAGCAAGGCAAGTGCCAAAAGGAATTGGCTTATCATTGCAAGGTTTCTTTAACTACCATGAGCCGCTACGAAGGTAAGAAGCGTAAAATACCGTACGACATGCTGGTTGAATACGCGGAGTTTTTGAAATTGGATATACGAATACTGGTAAAATGATGAAACCTAAACACGTTGCAATAATTGGAAACAATAAGGCAGAAACGGCTATTTTGGCAGCTATTGAATCTATGCATCAATTTGAAAAAATTAACATAATATGTATTGATAGTGATGGAGGTAGCATTCATCCGCGCATAGATGAAATGAATACAACATTTGCAAATCCTGTACGTTTATTACCTTATTATCCTCCGTTAAGTAGACGCGAAAGAAGAAAATTAGCCCGTAAAAAGAAAAAATAATACACACTTTAACCCCTTTATTTTCCTACAAAAGTTAAGTTAATTAAATTTAGTGCAATTAAATTGCACCGTATTTCGAAACTTTTTTTACCTTTGATGCGTAAACGTAACCAAACAGTAAAAATTTAGCGATATGTCAACAGTTAAACAAATAAAAAAAGCAATCGAAAACGTGATAAACGGTTTTAGTTCGCAATATATCAGTGCTGAAGCTGAAAATGGTGAATCAATTAAAATTCGCGTATCTAATCACAAATCGAATCCTTCAAGAATGGGTGACAAAGACATTTCGTTAGTAGTTTTTGTTCCTGAAAAAGAAGTTGAATCTGATGAATATAACAATTGGGGTAAGAATAAGAAGAACTTTTACGATATTCCAAATCAATATTTTCTTGACGAAAACGGTTCTTTTGAAGAACAATTTCAAGAAATTGAAGATTTACTTAACTGGCACGAAATAGTATTTTAAACCCCATACATCTGCTTTTTAACGATCTTACAGAAATAAGGCCAGCTAATTTCCTTTACCTTTAACGACTTGAAAAAGTGTTCGACAAATATATCTCGAACCGCAGGGGTATAAACTGCGCAATCAAAGAAATGGTTTGCAACCGAGCTATTTCGCTTCTTCCATACATATCCAATTTCGGTACCATCTGCGTTTAATTTCGGCGTTTTTTCCTCACTTTCGAATTGCTTAAAATATCCTTTGTAAGAGTATTTGCCATTGTCCGGTTGTGGGAAATTCATAAATCCATGAGGCTGCGTAAGATTTCCACCCTCGTTCCATACCAGTTCAACCCTATCAGCTATTATATCTTTGAGCTGGTTTACCTCCAATAAATACAGATTATCGCGTTCTTGTGATTTCTTATGTGTATCGGTATCAACTCCGTGTTTACGGACTTTCTCGGTATCCCCTTTAACGCCAATGGTTACAAGTGGCCTGTTCTGCACGCTCATGTGATCAATAAAAGGATAAACGTATTTTGTGAATGCCCCGGTGTCAATACCAGCTATAAGTATTTCATAATTGCGCCCGTTGTCTCCGGTGTAAAGCCTTTGTAATACATCCCTTTGAAACACGTCCCAAATGTTATTAATAGGTTCGTTGTTCCTGCACGTCCAGCGTTCGCGGTGTGAATTCTTATCGCCACGTTGGAATGTACCGATTGAACCAGCATCAATCGAATAAGTATTACCCGTTTCAGCATGAGCAACCACCTCATAATCTAATCGCACGTCGTCATCGGTAAACCCGTTTAAGTCACAGGTACATGTAAGCATTATAATTTTACCATTACCATCAGCCTCGGATAAATTACAAGGAACCTCAAATATTTTATAGGGCCGTGTATTAAGAGCAAGCTGGTTAATCTGTGGGGTTTTACCTTTTTCCTCATAGGTTTGGCCAAGGACCAAGTTTAAGAATACCTGCAGCTTTTTCTTTAGTACGATATTATCACCCGGAAAAATCTTTAACCATTGGCCCGCGTAATGGGTCCAGTCAAAGAAACCTGGAGGTGCGTAAATTCCGCTTATGTGGTAGCTTAACCAGTCAGGCCGCGAAGGCTTGGCGGTTGGCCTCCATGTTCCATTTGCCAGCATTTCCCGTTTATGAGATTCTTTGAAATAGCCTTTGCATTCCTGACATATATACCCTACTGATTTCTCAATTAAATTACCGTGTTCGTCTTTTTCAAAATGTACCCCTACATGCTCGTTACTGCTTTCTATCTTTTCGTACCAAATGAATTTTATATACGTACCACACAGCGGACAGGGCATCATATAATAACGCTGGTCACCCTGGTTAAACGCATATTTAATTACTGAATTGTGTTCAAGTTCCGGCGTACTGATGAGGTTTATCTTCATCGTATCTTTGTACGAATTGAAACGCATGAATATAAGTTCTAGAATATCACCGGCGAACTTTTGCGCACGTGCAGCCGCTTCGAGATCATCAAAGAAACCGTATTTATAAGAGTTTTGACGACCTATCTTATCAACTGTTTTGATGGAAAAGAATTGAAGCGAACCGCCTGGAAACTCTTTCGCGTCTTTTGTATCTCCACTTCGTTTATTGTTTTTCTTTAACGTGTTTGGGCGTATCAAATGTGCTATACCGCTGTTCTGTAACATCTGATCGATCTTCTTTGTAACTGCAATGTCTGCCATTTCCTTATCAGCTAATGTCATTACCATAGGGCCGGGATGATTCTTTATCAGGTATCCAATTCCTGTTTCAACAAAGTTTGTACTTTTCCCTATTTGAGCGCCTCCCATAATTGTTTGTATTCGCATCGGGTGGTAAGGGCTTAAGTTGTTTACTGGTTCACGCCAAAAAGGGAAACGCTCATACGATTGTTTACCCGGAAACGCCGTTACATCGCTGGTAAGTACACGGTATTTTTCAGCCCACTCGGTAGGTAGTTCTTTTGATATTTGCGTATCAAAATAGTCTAGGATTTCGTTGATCTGGGATTCCTGGTTAGTCATTATCAATTATATATTTATGTCCAAGTATTACCGTTGCTTTCTTTGTTTTCTTAATGCCATTGTATGACTTTCCTGTATTATCGGCATATTCCTGAATACTTACAGGGCAAAGAAATAAACCAGCGAGTTCAATTAATTGAACCAAACCTTCATTGCTCCATTTGCCTTTAGAAATTGTTTCACCAAGTTTTTGAAGTGATTTCTGTTCATATTCTGATAGTTGTGACATAGGTGCAATTTATTGAACTGATTTTATACATATGTTGTGCGTAATGCTACTCGTCGCAATCTGACAAGTCTAATTTTTCACCCCATTCCGTGCCAAAGTCAACCCCGATAGATTTACAAGCTGATAATATACCGTGTTCAATATGGTCGATAGGTTCTAATCCTACTACCTTTTTTCGTTTCCCAATTGGGTATTTTAATTCTTTTCTAATACTTTTCATTACATACTTTATGTGCAATGAAAACGATTCCAATTCTTTTGGACTGATAATAAATTGATTGTGTAACGCTGAATAATTCATAATATTTAATTTATATTGTTAATAATAAAGCACATACGCACAACACGTGGTATAAAACAAAGCGGCTTTAGTGGTTATCGAAGCTTTGTATCCCGTAGCAAGTGCTCAATAATTTGATAGTTCATTACTCGCACTCCGCTTCGATTTCATACCACCAACGTTACCAGCAATGTTAAAAACCGCAATTTGCAGCGAAGTACAAATAATAATCTTCATTGCAACTTGACAATTCTATATAGCTTTTTTGCTCCTCTGGAAAAGTATGTATTGCCAAATGACTTTCACCGAGTAACCACAATGCTGTATATCCTTGCGGTTCAAAAAAATGTTCAATAAAATTAAGTATTTCAAACCCACTTAATTCAAGTAAATCACTAAAGTTATTTTTTAACTTTGTTGGGTCAGTTTCTTTTAACCAACCGTTTTTATTCCAAATTTTTGCTTCCATTATTTCAATTTTTCAAAGTGTTTATTTATATTTTTTGGGTTACCTTTATAAAATACAAGTATATTTTGGTGTTGTTTCCCTATTTTTCTTGCGTTACTCATATACGCGCCTGCTCTCATATGTAAATTACCAATCGGGTTTTGTAATATAATTTCGTTATAATAATGCAATCCAGCATCGCACATTATTTGTATTATTTTAGGTACAATCCCTAAATATACACCAGTGTTTTTGTGCCTTACCTCTCCAATAACTATACACGCAAATCTATTTTCTTTTAGTTTGTTTACTGTCTTTTTTAATATGCTTTCAATAGTCTTAAAAAAATCTTCATAACTCATATTTGATAAATCATTTTCTAAATCAGAGTATATTTCCAAATCAGCATATGGTGGGCAACTGAAAATAAAATCTTTGCTATCATTTTCAATGTGTAAATCAATATTTTCAGAAGTATCACAAATATAATTGCCTTTTAGTCCGTGCAAATCAATTAAATCCTGATTAAAATCTACCTGTTCTTTTCTTAATTCAATTCCTGTAAATGGTCTGTTTTTATATGCACTACAAAATCCAAATACAGCATCGCCAGCAAATGGGTCTAATGTTTCAAATCCATCATTTGTGAACCAACTCAATATTATTTCACACATTACTGGGTCTAAAATACTTGTAGTATCTCCTTTTATTGCCATAAATTGCCAATTTTTTGAACCTTCTTCATGCCCACATCTACTCAATGTGTTTTTTCTTACTTGTGCCTTATCGTTAATTTTAATCATCCACTTTTTTTTCTTTTGTTGCCATTCTTTTGAGGCACTATTTAAAATTGAAAAGGGTGGCACAATAAACCAATCTTCTAACTTCATTTTATCAACAATTGGTTCTCCGAAAAGATTTAAAGAAACACTGCTGGTAACACGTGGTATAGTTAATTGGGGGCTTTGTTCGTTATTCATCATTCGTTATATTTATTAAGTTTTTACAAGCGGATAGGTTGCCGGTATCTAATCCCCAATTAACCATACCACCACCGTTATACACAACCCTAAAGAACGTCTGCGAACAGTCCAGTTTGGATTGTGTTGTTTTGTTTATATATACCTAAAGCACTTTCAAATATTGCCAATCCGATTTCGGGAACTACACAATTGTTTAAAAGTTTCTTTTTATTTGGGTGGCTTTTATCGGTTAAGTCAAAGCCTAATTTATGGTGGTTTTGTCCTTCACTTCTTTTGCCTCCTAATCGCTTAACTGGTCCCATTCTTCCAATCGAACCTTCACTTTTTAATTTTGGTATTGTAAAGTTCGCCCAAAAACAATGCCTTCCTGAGCGTTGCGGTTTAATCAAAGGTTCGTAATATGGTTCAACATTTTCAACACAATACTTGCCTTTAAAAAAGTGTTGTAAGAATATTATTTCTTGGTACAAACTCATATCAGGGTATCTAATCGTACCAGCTCCAACTAAAAAGTAATTACAACCTGAATGAGTTGGGCAAGGAGGTGAAGCCCAAATAAAGTCAAATTCGCTGTAATGGTCAATTAAATACTGGTGTGCATCCCCTACAATTACTTTATCATTCGGAAAAAAATCCTGATATATTTTAGCAATTTTAGGGTCATATTCAACCGCTGTTACTTCAATATTTCCGCTCCATAATTTTCTATTACCGCCAATACCAGCATATAAGTTAAGAATACGAAAGGGCTGTGTATAACATCGGCTCATACCCAATTGGGGTTTAAGTGGTTCTGTAAGGTTTGTATCTTCGTTTTTCATTTGTTGTAATTTGATAATTTAGTTCTCGTAAATCCCCAACTGGGCATAGCCGTCGGCGTTACTTTAATAAACTTTCATTCACAATATTTCCCATGTTTTGTCGTATTTCGAAGATGCTGCGCTTTGTGCTTTCATTGCTAATGTCAGTTAGTTTACTGCACGCGCGCGTTATTATCTCGTTTCCAGCTTGTAATTCGTTGAGAGTATCTCGTATTAACTGCTCTGTTTGCTGGCTGTACATTGCTTTGTACCGATTTATAACCTCACCGAGTACTTTTTTTACAGCATCAACAGAAACCAGACGGCCCTCAATACGGTCGTTCCTTAACCGGGACTGTCGTATTTCTTCTTGTAGTTTTTCATTTCGTAAGTTATTCGTTTGTTGGAATTCTAAGTATAATGGATCGTTTACAGCCCGGCTTATGCGTTTACCTTGTTTAGGTGGTTCTTCTACGGACTTTGGTACCTTGGTAGGTTGCTCTTTTTCGCTTGGTTTTACTTTTACCTTGGCGCTGGTTTCTCGGGAATCAATAAATATTTTGTTGATCGGATCATCTTCGTCTATGTAACCTTCCTCAAGAAAAATAAGCTTACCCCGTTTTTTATAAGTGTATACATTGGTTCTGTTTAACCCGTACTTCTCAGCAAATTCAGGCACTTTAAGTAATCCCATTGGTTAGTATTTAGTATACAAATGTACACATTTTATATTTCTGTATACAGGAAAGTACACAAAAGCAAAAATGGTGCGATGATGAATAAAACGGAGTACGCAACGTAT